TCGGAATATTTTCTTTTTTAACCAAGAGACCGAGTTTAATTGCTTCATCCATATTATTTTTATCTTGGATGAATGAGAGATAAGCTTCAGGAGAATTACCGAAGCGAGCACGAAGGTCGGAAGGAAGAGCATTGAAGACGTCGGTTGCTTCGCGAACGACGGATAGAGCAGAAGAGAGATCAACGTTCATAAGACGGCCGTCAGGATCATAACTTCCTTTCGGAGTTCCAGTCCAGACGCCAGTTTTCATATATTTATTAATTACATTTTGAGCTTCGAGGTCTTTAGCCCAAGAAGGATCAGTTTTAGATTTACCATCGAATTTTGAGGTAACACGAATAGAACCATTTTTGCGACGAGTGATTACTTTAACGTTTTCCATTTTTTTTCCTTTACGGTTTTTTATTGAGTTTAAGAAACATTTTTTTCTTTTGAGTGTCTCGATCTACTTTGTCAGTCCAGGCATCTTGAATCATCTTAGGAAGGTCCATAAGACCTGGGTCTTTAGCGGTACCTGCGTAACCGGCTTCCACTTTTTTAAGAATACGACCAAGAGCTTTAAAGGCTTCGCCTTTAGTTTTTGAATAAGGAAGTTCAGCAACAGAAGCAGCAGTCTCGGCATCGTTTCTACGAGCCTGAGATTTAGCTAAATTCTGCTGTTGCTTACTAGTTTCTAATTCATTACGAAGACGAATAGAGTCGGATAAGGTGTTGCCTAGATCACGAGCGTGAGTAGCCATGCCAGCCATTGGGTTTTCCATAGTGGCCGTCGCTCCAGTGGCGACAGAGCCCGACGGAGTTCCGGCGCCACCTTGAGCAGCGAGTATAGGATTAAGACCAGCTTTTTTGAGATCGGCGACCTCACGTTGATGTTGAGTATTCGACATCGATGTCTGGTAGTCGCGATTCAATTGAGCTTGTTGGGCGTTAAATTGGTTGGTTTCACGAGCAATACGCAAGTTAGAAGCGTTAGTTTCCTTAGCACCTTGGTTTTGCAGATAGCCACCAATAGCTTGAGAACCAGCACTAATAACGGCGGCAGCGGTAATCGGGTCCATTAGAACCGCCCAAATGAGGCGGGAACGCCATAAGAGACCATAGGACGAGCGTGTTTGAGATCGAACCAGAAGTCAGCTAGGAAGTGAGGGTAGCCCTCAGTCACAGTAAGAACGCGCTCGATCGGAGTATTAGATTTAATGTACGAGCCGTTAAGTACAGGAGTAGCAGAGAATTCCTCAGCAAGATGCCAGATATCGAGAGACTCGGCGTACGTAGAACGGAATTGGCCGCGAATCTCAGAAGACTTGTAACGATATTCAGCGAAGCGTTCTTGATAACCAGCAACGCCGCCGTCAGTTACAGCATTTCCAGATAAGAACCACTCGCGATTATATACAGGTTGCTCGCCGAGTTCTTGAAGTTTAGGCCAGAAGAAGTCAAAGCGATGTACGCGAGACCAGAGCTTATTTAACCCTTGCTGATAGGTAATATCGCCACGAGCTCTGATAAGACCAATAACGTAACCGTGTTCAACAAAAGACTTATTGAAGCCAATACGACCTGAGTTTTCAAACTGAGTAGAATAGGCTGCCAAGTTAGCTTGTGGAGAATCCTCAGTAGTTTGTGATGTTTGTGCGACAGGGTGTTGTTGGAGCTTAGTTCGACCAGAAGATAAGAGTTCAGGGCGCTGAAGACGGAAGTCAGGAGAGATAACATTAAAGTGAGCACGAAGAATTTCAACATAACGAGTACCACCGCGAGCATCTAGCTCTAAGATTGATTGAAGCATCATCGCTTCACGTAATTGATTAATAGTAGCGGCTGTAGCACTAGAAAGATCTACCTCTAAACCAGAAGCATAATATGCATTACCAGGGGCACCAGTAGCACCATCATAACCAAGTGAATTAGCACCATTCATAACCATATGACGATTACCAGAAAGACCACTATAAACCATAAACGGGTCACCACCGTTATTAATAGTAGCGGTACCATTCAGTGGAAGAGCGACAGGGTTACCTTTTTGTGGCCAAGGGAGCATCGAATTAAAATAATCGTGAGCTCTATTTGACTTTTGAATAGAAAAAGTATTGAGAGCATCAGGTCCATCACCTTTAGGAACAGGGAGAGAGTGTTGTAAGTTCTGATCTCTAAACCATTCGTTGTATATAAGATTATAGCCGCGCAGCGGCAAAGAGTTAATGCGAAGAGTACCACCAGGAAGAGCAACATCAGTAGGTAAGCCGAATTGATCGTAGATGGTACCTACGTCAAATTTAGAACCAATTAAGTCGAGAGTAGGGATAATGAAGTCAGTAGAATCCTCTGGGTCATCCTGAGCACCATTAAAACGTTCCCAGTTATTCCATACAAGACGATTTGGAACGAAGAAGAAGAAATAATCGAAGTTAATGTTATCCATAAGAGGAACAGCTTGAGTAGCGAGACGAAGAAATGATGAAACATTTAGTTTCATTGTATCGCCAGGTAATACTTCTTCTAAGAAGATTGGGACAAGGTCATCTACTTGAAATGTAGTTTTAGCGGCAGATGAACGATCAAAGAGAGAGCGCGCTTGATTGGTAGTGGGTATTTGCGCGAACGAATGTTGTGAGAAGCGATTACCGAGACTCATAGTTTTAAAAACTCCTGTAGTTGTTTAAATTTAGATTCTAATATTGTTAGTTTTACTTTTGATCGGGTCATTGGATTTGGACACCCGAAAGGTTTGTTTAAGACAGACGTGATATATTCAAGCTCTTCTTTACGAGCCCGAAGCATTGCAGTTTCTGCAATTTTTGGTTTAACGGTTGTTACATAATACCTCCAGAGTTCATTTTGATTTTTTTTCGCCCAATCCTCGTAATAACGAGGGATTGACGTAGTTTGAGAGTTAGGAAGGACCACGTAACCATTTTCAAATGTATGTACGTAGTTTTTTTCCAGCCAATTTTTTCCGATGGCGTACTTCTTACTAGGTACGTAAATTGGATGATAATCGTGGTCCTGATCTTTGCCATGTACTAATTTTTTTGCGGAGTACCGTGCAACGTAGTTGGCGGAATCCATGGTTATAGAACCGAATTCTACTTTTCCATGGTTCCATAGACGGTTTACGCCGTCATTAACCTGATCGGCGTTTTTAGGGCCAAGAGTTTCTGAAGAGAAGACGAGTTCACCAGAATCAGTTTTATAGCTCTCTAAACGGTCTTTAGGAGCGTAATTAAAGAGTAGGGCGTGCCAGTGAGGCCTTTTATTTAAGTCGCCGTATTCGCCGACGTAGACACATGGAATGGATAAAGCCTTTTTCAGTTCAGGGTCTGTAACATAACGTGTCCTGGCTTCACGAAGGGACTTCATAAAATTAACGAAGTCCTGTTGATTAAGCTTAGGAGACTTTAAGTTTTCGTCAGCATATGTGCAGGTAAGAAAGATATTGTTTTCGTGCATACGAGATTCATGCCAAGCCCGAACGGCTTTTTCCCTAGCGTCATTGAGACGACAGGGCAGGCATTTTCTACAAGGAAACATGAAGGGAGCTAGTTCTTTAGAGATACTTTTGCTAGAATAGGTAATGTCGCCGGCTGAGTCGTAGCCAGCTTTAATAGGTCTTATACACTGCATTGTATAGGGCCTATTTTTTTATAATCTGATGCCACCGCGCATTGAACGCGGGTTGAGCGAGTTAGCTTTTTGGACACCAGTATTTTTTCTGAAGACGCGTTTTGAATGAGCTTTAGACATTGGACGACGTTTCATTGAGACTCCTTTTTTACTTGTTTTTTAATCATGTCTGTCAGTGCGGCTATTTACAACAAGGCAGTTGGTAGCCGCACTGTGTTCTAGACTACATCGGAGTCTGAGACTCTTTCTTTAAATTTGCTGCTTTGACAATGTGCAGCGGAGTATCGAAAGAGAGGACTGTACCTTTGTCCATGTCGTATTGACCGACTTGGTACAGGTCGAAGTCTTGAGGAAATTGGCAAACTGTCGTTTGCTGATCGTTAGCTAATTGAGAAAAGATTCTCTCAGCTTCAGCTAGCGTTTTTGAATAGAATGGTGCGTTGTAGTAACCAGCTTTAGTGTCGCGTATCGCGAACATTTCCAGCAGTACACCAGGTTGTTTTGATGTGTCGGGTTTTTTAGAAAATGGATTCATTTTGACTCCTTTTTAGTTATGACGGCCTTGGTAATAGTTCCGTCTTTGTTAATTTTGATAGTTTCCACTGTTCCATTGGAATACCATTTTTTAATTTTTACGATTTTTGCATTTTTCATAAAACGATTAATATTGATTTTTTATCGTTTTTGCAATTGCTTTTTTGAGATCAACCTACATTTTTTATATTTAACGCTACAGCTTCCACGCCATACGCGCGCACGAGTACGCGCACGCGCAAGTCATGTTAGCTGTATTAAAGCGTTTAAGTTATTTCGGTTGAAGATCCTTCTGTGTGTGGCCTCATCTTCTTGCGAAGGCCCACAACACAAAAGGAGGATTTATGAAAAAGCATTTTAGCCATAACGAGATTTTGAATTATTATATAACGTTATTGAACTCAATGACTGAAGCGCATAAGCGCGTAGAAAAGTTAATAGCTCAGGTACAACCTGAGAGTTTAGTGGAATTTGAAACGATGCCTGTG